GCTCGGACTGTACGCAACGCCCGCAGGTTTTGTTGAATGTTACTTTTATCATTTTTGCCTCCTTACACGAACCAGAAGCCCGTGATATAGACATCGTAACCTTTTATGCCCGATTCAAGCGGCCTGATCTGAATTGCGCCACTGCCGGATGCAGCCTTTGCATTGGCCATTGCATTCTTACCGCATTTTACGGACAGCGCAGCGATAGAGTTTGGCAAGCGGCTATCAATCGTGAATAAATCATAATCATAGCCTGTGTTCATAGTGGCGCTTATCTTGCCGTATATGCGGACGAACACAGCGCCGAGCAGCGGAATATACTTTGCCGCATAAGATACATTGGTGATTCTGTCCGTGTTGGCTGTCAGTGTGATGCTTTCGGCAGCAAGCGGTGTGCCGTTGGCCGAAACGCCGTTCGGCGCTGCAATGTTGATTTTCCCGTTTTCGGTTTCGATAATGCGACTGGTATAGTCGCTGGTCGAATTTCCGTAGTGGAAATCAATATGTGGTTGTGCACCGTAGACTTCGATTTCACCGTGAAGCTCTGCGCCACTGCTGAGTTTCACAGAGCCGTCAAATGTGGCTGCATCAGCAAAACTCGCCGCACCATTAAATGCTGCCGTGCTGTTGAATGTAGTAGGCTTGTCAAACACCTGCGTGGTTGGCTCTTCGTCCTCGATTTTCTCGATTGTGCCGTTGCTGTTATCGTAGTCGGCGGCGTTTTCGGCTGCCGTGTCTATGTTGCACTCAAACTCGGTTGCGCCGCTTATGTTCCATGTGATATTGGTCAGAAAGGTGTTGAATGTGCCGCCCCTGTGCGTCACTACGGCGTAGTCGCCGTATTCGGCCAGCGGGTAGCCGATGTGCTTGCCCTTGAACTTGTGGAATGTCCAGCTATACACAGTCTCGTACATATGCGCAAGCAGCGATATTTCCGACCCTGCAAGCAGGGGATTTTCGAGCGTGACGGGGTATGTGTCGGTATAGCCGCTTGATTTATACTCTTTGGGCGGATTAATTTCGTTGCCCTTGAAGTCAAGCCGAGCTACATTGCGCAGCCCCGTTATGCTCACTTCTTCGGAGTAATCCTCAAGGGATATCCATTTGTCAAGCGTGTTATACGGCTGCGCCGTTGACGGTGTGCGTACTGCAAATTTAGGGAACACTTTACCATCTCCCGTTATCTGCTCGCCCGTAACGACCACATTGCCGCAAGCTATTTGTGCAATAAAACTGAGCATTTGACGGCAAGTGTAGCCTCTAGGTTTTGCCCGTACATACAGTCCCGAATTGAGGAATGTATCAAGCCCTGCGGTGATAGCCGACACGCCGTATATCTGCGCTATTACATCGTCGAATATCTGCTTGATTGTTAGTCGCCTCGTGTCGGTGTACGGCTGGATATACTCCTTGTCAGCCTTGCACATAGCGTCTTGCGCCGTGACTTTGATAACGCCGCTTTCGTGCACGACCTCAGTCACAAAAAACTCTGTGCCGAACGGTATAAAAGTCGAGCCGGAAGTATTGTCAGCATAGGCTTTTACATACACATAGATGCACGCACCGACAAAATCAGCGCTTTCGTATTTAGTCGCTTCGACTAGGGTCAGTGTTGCCGTTCTGCATACAGCGTTGCCGAACGGGACAGAGCTGCCGCTCTCGACTGATATAGTATTCTGATTTAGCACAAAATCGCCGTCCGATAGCTCAAAGTCGGGCTCGTTTGTTGCGGCGTTGCCGTCCTGCCATGTGTTGTTGCCCGCCTTATAGACACGCCCGAACAGGCGGTACACAGGCCGTGTTGCAACAAAGTCAGCGTAAGAAGGATAATTCATATCGGGTTAACCCCCACTGCATTAAATGAAAAGCCATCGTAATGGCCGCCGTCTTTGGTTAGATAGCCTATCGACATATTGCCCTTACCCGTGTAGTACACATCCCAACCCCATGTTGCCGTTAGGGGGTTGAAGCAGTACATTTCGTACTTGTTGCCTTTCAAAATGTATGAAAGTATCTGCGCCACCTGCGCAACTGTCGGATGTGTTCGTGTGTAAGAAAAGGACTTAACGGTGAACAGCGGGGTTACAACCGCAACACCCGATTGCACTCTCCCACTGTCCTCTGTGTATGTTGTTTCATAGTCAAAGCCCATGCCTTGCTCCGGCTGAGCGATTTCTACACCGTCGCCGGTGCTGCCGTAGGCTCTGAGCCTTACTGCGTTCCTTGTAATTGCCATGTGTCACCTCACAGTGCTACAAATGCGTTTTTGCCGGTCATCTTGCGTGATAGTTTAGCTTGGTCGATTACCTCTCGGAATATCGTGCGCCCGTTGAGCTGTGCGACAAAGGTGTATGTGCCATTACCGCCGCTTTCCTCTCGGACTATCTGCCTTATCAGGGCTTCGGGAGCTTCGATATTGTTACCGTGCTTTTGGTCGCCGAGAACGGCGAGAAATTCACGGTTTGCGGGAATAACGCCGCCCTGCGCAAGATATGGTATGTTGTTCAGTTTCAGCAGCTGGAAACTGCCTTTGGGTATAACCTCTTTGCCGAGTATCTTAAAACTGCCCCACTTCAAATTCATCTTTGCGTTTAGCCAATTGATAAATCGATTGAGCAGTGCTATTCCGGCGTTGAGTGCTCCCTTGATTTTGTCAGTCAGCGCCGTTTTGATGCTGCTGAACTTGTTTCCCCAATACTTCGTTGTGAATTTCGGAGCTACATATTTGTTAAACCAAGTCTTTATGCTGCTCCACACTGATTGTATTTTCTTAAGTAGTGCGTTCCAGTCGGCGGGGGCGTACTTTGCCATGCCCTTTGCGCCCGCAAGTATCAGCGCAATACCAAGCGGGAAAGCAACGCCCGTTACCGTTAGTATCAGGCCAATGACAAGTGCCGCCTTTGAGGCTACAGCGAGGATCTTGCCTATTACCGTCTGTATCTTTGTTTTAAGCGTGTCCCAGTTAACAGCAACAGTCGTTGCCAAGCCCGCAGCGCCTGCAAGTATCAGCGCAATACCGAGCGGTAGAGCAACAGGGCACGCAACGGCAAGTATAATGCCAATAACGAGCAGTGCAACCGATACGATGGCCACTATTGCGCCGAGCGAGCCTTGCAATTTTTCTTTAATGGTATTCCAATTCAGAGCTACTGCCGTGCCAAGCAGACCAGCTCCGGCTATCATCAAGCCGATGCCGAGCGCTACATGAGCGGCAGTAAAGGTTAATATTGCGCCTATTACAAGCGCCGCCGTACCTAAGACTACCAACACATTCGTTATAGCCGTCTGCATCTCTTTACTCATGCTGTCCCAATTGGTTGTCACCGCACTCGCCAAGCCCGCAGCGCCTATTGCCATTAGTGCAATGCCTAACGGTATCGAAACGCCCGTAAACGCCAAAATAGCGCCTATGGCGAGCAATGCGCCCGACACATAGACTTCCATTTCTCCGAGTTCGGTCTCCACACTGTCGAACGGGTTAGCCGATACATCAGCCGTACCACCGCCGCCGGAGCTCTTATCGCTCTGCCATGTGTTCATCTCATCAAGGCCAGACATTTGCTTTTTAGCTTTCTCCGCCGCCGTGCCTGCCGCCTTCGTCGCCTTTGACTGGTCATGCAGCGCCTTTGCGGCTTTTTGGGATGCCTCAACGGTCGTGCCGAACACCCATGATGTAAACTTTGCAACGGCGTTTGCCGCCACATTCAACACATTTATCAGCGCTTTTATAATTGGTATAATTGCCGTCATAATTGGCTGAAACGCCGTCATGAGCGTGCCCTTAAGGCTTGCATATGAGGCTTGGAACTCCTCGTTCGTTTTCAACACCTCGCCCATGTACGCCTTGACTTTGCGCAGTGCCGCCAAGATGAGGGAAAAAACAAACACCTTTTTTGCCATAGTGACAAGGCGCTTTTCAAACTTGGCAAGTGCGTCTTTGACTTTCCCCAAGTTTTCCTCGGTATCCTCGCTATAGTTGTTTTGCTGCTCGATCTGCTCCGCCGTACCACGGGCATCGATTTGCATGCGTTCAAGCTCAATCCGTGCTTTTTCAAGCTTGAGGCGCAGCTCCTCGCTTTCCTCGGTTGATTTTTCGAGGTACGGCGGAATAGTATCGGCTTGCTGCTTCAAAAGCTTCAGCGTTGCGAGCTGTTCGGCATACTTTGCGTTGAGCTGAGTAATTTGTTCTTTCTCGATGTCGAGCGTTGTGTTCTTTTGAAGCGGAGTTGACGCATTTGCGAGCAGACCCTGCGTTGATGCTTTAATCTCTTTAAGCTCCGCCACATACCCGTTAAGCGCTGCCTCGGCTTTTTCGATTTGGTTTGTTATTTTTGTGAACGCTGGATTTTCGGTCGGTGCGCCCTCGCCGCTGAGCAAGCGGTCATACTCGGCTTGCAGCTTCTTGACTTCGCGGGTCTGCCACTCAATGTCGTTGTTGAGCTTGTCCAGTTCGTTTTTTAATTTGTCGGTTTTTAACTCGGCGTCGATGACTATTGTTCCGTCTGCCACCGTCTCAACCTCCTATCCATGTCGCCAATATTGCATCTTCCTCCGGCGTGGTTTTCGCTTCAAAGTCGATTACTTGGCGGTTATTCTCATAAAATTCTCGGTCGTCGGCATCAAGCTTCTTGCCCCGAGAAAGTTTCTTGCGTATTGAAACGACCTGCGCAAAGTAGCAGTCGCCTATATTTATGTAGTAGCCGACGAATGTCCACCAGTGCATATAGCTGTCCGCCCTTATGTCTCGTCCGGCCTTAAGCGTGACAGCGTCAGCGATTAGCCCGAAGTCTTGCTCCCAGTCCATTAATTTGGGCTGCGGTTTGCTGTTCTCAGGCTGAAAACGGTTTACAAAACCAAAAAACTGTTTTACAGCGTCCTCGATATCATCGGGGGGGTCGATGTAAAAAATGTTTATCAGGATGTTTAATTTGTCGGCTTCCGATAGCTCACAATCGGACAGGGCAGCGAAGATATCCAACACTGCCCTGTAATCCGACCGTATCTCATGCCTAACACCGCCAACATCCAAAGCGGTAGGGAGATCATAGTTCATTCGTTCTTGTACTTGGCAAGATATTTATTCTGCCTCTTCTGCGCAGCCTTAGCCTCTGCGTTCATTTCTTTCTGAACGATGCCGATTGCGCCGGACAAGAACTGCTCAACGGCGCTTACGCCCTTGTGCGTGGTAAAACTATACCCTGCTCCGAATACAATGTCAGAGCAGGGATAGTCAAACGCATAATCGATTGCGTCACGAAGCTCCTTGTCGATTTCGTTGGCCTTTTCAAGCATCTTGTCGATATCGTTACCGGCGGTCAGCTTGTCGCCCGTATCAAACTTAGACAGCTTTGCCTGGGCTTCTCGCAATCGCTTTATGATAGATACATCGCTGGGGTCAAAGTAGATGCTCCCCACCTTTTCGCCGTCTCGCTGTATCTCGATTTCTTTTCGGTTAGTTTGGGTGTTGATGATATTAGGCATGTCGTACTCCTTATGCTGCGGACTTGGTGAATGTCACAGCGCCGTCCGCAACCGCCGCCGTGCCGATTTCTCGTGTGCCACCGAATGTTACATCAATGGGCATACCCACGCTTGCCGAGCCGCCAAGGCCGGAGGGCTTGACCATCGAAGCGGGGTAACGCTCCGCAAATGCTGCGGAAGTAGTGCCGGCATAGGTATGTACAACAAGCAGGTCGTTGTTTGCCATTGCGCCGGTGTTCTGCTCTCTGATAGCCGTGTTCCAGATCTTGAGCAACGCTGCATCGCTCGAATCGAGCTCGCACGGCTCAAAGGTCTGCGTGATGACGGGCGGCTTGAGCGTAGCGTAAGTGTCGCCGAGAATGTCGGTCTTGCTCTCATCGCCCCAGTCGTATTCCATCGAGCTATCCTCAACACGCTTGCCGATAGCGCTCCAAGTCGGGGAACTCGAAGTGCCAGTGTTGAGGTACAGAATCAGCAGTTTTCGTGCGACTACCTCACCGGCGGTTGTGTTAAATGTCATGTCAGCCATTTATTTTCCACCTCGTATTTTTTAACAAAATTTGCGGACAGGTTAACAGAATAAACGGCAGTGCCCTCAGCGTCCGCCTCTAAGAGCATGCCGTTTTGCGCTTTCATGGTCTCTTGCCGGGCATCGTCGCCGAACATCGGCGCTTTGCCGGTCGCCGACTGAGCCTGCACCCAGTCTTGAAAGTCCATAAGCCACTGTGCGTTTTCCTCAGCCGTGGTCTCGTCGCCGGGCGATTTGAGGAAAACAAAATACAGCGTGAAGTTGTACTGATTTAATACGGTCACATTGCCGACGATATCAGTCGTGCGTGATACCTCAACAAGCCCTGCGGGCATCAAGCCGCCGTTGGTAGGCTCTGCGCTTGTGTAGTCAACGCTGAAAGTCGTCAATGCGTCATATTGGGGAAATGTCTTTATCCAGTCTTGGATTTTTTCTAATGCCGTCATTTACGATCCCTCGCTTTGATAAACTCTTGCAGGTCAGCAACGATTGCTTTACCCTCAGCCGCCATAAGCCGACGATCCCAATACGGGCCCGCTTTGGCGTTCTTTGTCGTGTCATAGGTCAGCGACCTAGCGGTTAGCACCTTAACAGCGCCTTTTCTTGAACGCCATGTGCCGTCTTTAGTCAGAAACCCAGCCGCATTTATGGCTGGGTCAATCATGACTTTCCCGTAATACTGATATCTTGCATACGGGGCTGATATGGTTATTTCTGTAGGGCTTGTCACCCGTTTGAGCTTGCCCGACAGTGCACCCGAGCGATACGGCATATACGCCGTTATGCGCTTGTTCACCGTCTCGGTGAGATGCCGCTGCGCTGCGCCGCCATCGTTGAGCCCATGCGCAAGCAATATTGCTTCGGGGTCGATGTTTAGCTTTACTCTGAACATCAGCCGCCCGCCTCCACATGAACAAGCTGCCCATTCCAATACTTAGGGTCGACATATTTCACGACTACAAGACCGTTGGCCTTTGCCGGTATCAGTGCCGCCCACGCCTCGGGTGTGCTTATGGTCTCGCCCTCGCCGAGCAGTACCTTGTCGCCCGCGAAAACGGTTTGTTCCGTACATGGAACGACCAGCAGAAACGAATTGACTTCGCTGCTGCCGGTCTTGTCTATGTTTTCGTTTTTCTTGAAGTCGAAAAAGGCGTTGTTGATAACTCGTTGACTGTAGGTTTTGCCCTCTCGGTGATATATCGTCACCGTCTGATTGCACAGCCTATAATCAACGGGGCTTTTGCGTCTTACGCTTATCACACGCCGCACCCCCTGTATATATCGAGATACAGACGGGCGCAGCTCAGCAGCTCCCGCTCCTGCGCTTTTGGTGACACATCCACGCCGTTATAGCTCACGGACACGCTGCCTATCTTGGCGGAGCTTATATTGCCGTTGGGCTCGCTCTGTAGCGTCTCATAGTAATACAGGGCATCCACCATTGCGCAGATAGCCATTTTTTCGGCATCTTCGTCCGGCGCTGTTACCGTATACATACGCTTGTAGCGGGCAAGCTGGTCAGCCGCCCGCTTTTTCAGCCGTGGGAAATCATCGCCCGTGATGCTATCGCCCAAATATTGAGTTGTGTAAAACGAATAGTCGGGCATGGCTTGCCTCCGTATTATGCAGATGCGGTCTTGGGCTTCATAACAATGCCGTTAAGTGCCGCTGCCTTGAGCGTGTTCTTGAGAACAACACCGGCGACAAGCTCGACCTCGCCCTTCTTCACTGCGCCGGGCTGGGTCATGTCCGGCATATACGAACTAATGACGCTCGTGCCGGTGGGGGAAATACCGTGGAAACCGTCAAGGCCGATGCTCACAGCGTAGATGCTGGAAGTGCCTGCGGCGCTGGTGGACGGCGCAGAAGTGCCGATAACATCAACCGAAGATGTGCCGTTATAGTACTTGCCACAGTCCATGAGGGGGATGCCGCCGAACATTTCGACCACTCGACCGAAGTCGTCCTTCGTGCGCTCGTAGTAGCCTGCTCTGCGAGCCGCTGCACGCACCTTGAGCAGCATATCGGCGTTCATGAGTAGCATGGACACATTGCCGTCAACAGCGTGAACAAGAGCGTCAAGCTGGTCAATAAAGGCGTTGGAGTTGCTGTCGAGCTTGGATGCATCAGACAGGTCAATGTCGGTAGACATTTCGTTGGAAGTGCCGTTAAGCAGCTTGCGCAGACCATCAAAAGTGCCGGTTACATAACCTGCTCCGGAAGCGGCAGAAGTGCCGTTGATAACGAGGTTATGAAAGTAGTTAGCGGTAGCCTTGATTTTCTGCTGTGCCTGAAAAGCAAGCTCGTCAACTGCGCCGGAAGTGTTCTGAATAACACGGTCGAGCTCGAACGAGCCGCCCATGATTACAGCCTTAGCCGTTTTCTCTTCCCTCTTTGCCTCACCGGCGGTGTACTCTGCATTGATTGCACGGACGGCAGCGGTGGAAGGGGTTTTAAGCTGAACATAACCATATGTCAGCGTAGAGCCGCCAGTGCCCGGGGAAATTGCGTTGTCGAAAACGAGACGATCAAGCAGCAAGGAGCTGCGTCTGAACTCGTCAACGACCTGCTGGTCTACTTTGTCGGCCATGCCGACCTTTGCTTCTGCAAGTGTGATTGCCATATGTTTTTATCCTTTCACTTGTCGTATTTTTCGTGAAGTGCGCCCGCAAGTGTGGTCGCACCCTTTGTGTTCATCTGCTGAGTGCCCGTGCCGGAGGCGTAGCCTGCGGGAGGGTCAGCCTCAAACAGATATGCCTTGTCCTTCTTAAGGGCATCGACTGCCGCCTTGATGTCGGCATCTTGGTTTTTACTGCTGCGTAGTGCGTTTACATCCAGCAGCGCCGCAACTGCCCTTGCGTCACGGCCTTTGGCTGCGGTGATAGCGTCCTTGATGCGTCCATCAAAGGCCATGCCATCAAGCTTTTCTTTCCACTCCTTGTCCTTATCGGCCAGCTGAGTGGTCAGCGTGGTGATTTTGCTTTGCAGGTCATCAACATTGACATTCTTGAATGCCGCAAGCCCGTCTTTTGCCGCCTGTAGCTGCTCTTTTAGGGCTTCATAGTCCGCAAAAGGCTTTTTTGCCGCCTCAATGTCTCTGCCGTTTTCGGCGAGGATTGCGTCAATAACCTCTTTGGGTAGCTGCTGGTCGCCGATTTTGAAATTCTGCAAAAACTCTGTTTTCATGTGTAAAATCTCCTTACGGCTAGGCTTTTTAGGTCGTTGCCGTGACCCGCCGCCGCACATTGTTAGGTCAGTGCGTAGACCAAATAGGTATGAAAAAAGCAACTAAGCAAAACGCTTAGTTGCTTCAATCAATTAAGTTGTATGTTGTTCTAAGTGGCATCCACCATCATTGTGTTGCTTGCCATAAACATTCATGAGTATAAAAAAAGAGCATCGTCTTTTACCGATACTCTAAAGAATTAGCGCAACCCGCTTCGTTCAGCTTTTCTTTGTTATGTCCGCTTCGCTTCCGTCAACTATCTCGAAAAGGTTTTTCGGGAATAGGTAATCTTCGCCGAGTTCTGTCATGATACGATACCAACCATTTTCCACAGCGATAACCTCTCGGATTGTGCCAATCGGCAAAGCTACATAATCAGCGCCGATATATTTTACTCTCAATCTAACCACTCTTTCACAAAAAATTCATGTTTGCCAATACCATCACACTGCACCCAGTGAATTTCAGCGTTACGTTCGCCATCAAATGTGGATAGTGCGCCAAAACCTTTAACATGCTGCCAGTCCTCTGGTTTTCCGCCATAACGCTCAGCATAAAAAGCTGCCTGTCTAAAAGTAACATTTGTACCTTTTCCGGCAAAAACTTTAACATTTTGAATTTTTGTGCCCTCGACAAAATGAAACATTTCGCCAGTGCCAAGATCCATTATGTTGTAATTCTTTGCTTTTGCTCCCACGCTCTTACCGATTATTATATCTGGTAAGTACATTGTACCATTTTCCGCAGTTTTTTCAAGAGTGTTCTGATAATTTCTATATACCTTAGCCGCTACATTCGCTTGCTTAGCCCCAAATCCCGCAACTTCGGCACGCTCCGACTGCGTCCGTAGTCCGGCGGCTTTTGAAAATCGTTTATATTCCTGTCGCAGCATTTGCAGCCTTATTTGGTCGGCTTGCAGCTTTTCGGTGTCCCCCGTAGCCTCAGACACGAGTATGCGGCGCTTCTGCTTGCGCATGGCTCGCTCAAGCGCCCTTTGGTGCTGTGTAGCCTCATAGCCGGTGTAGTGCTTGCCGTTGTAGTCTATGCCTTCAGCGTTTGCGCTGCGCATGGTTTCGAGCTGCTCCGGCGTGTACTGCTGGCTGCTTATTCCCATGATAATGGGGTATGCCGAATGCCCGCAATTCAGTGTACCGATGCGGCGCACGAGGCTATTGTTCAATGCCTCATACTCTGCATCGGGGTACTGTCTGCCCTGTATGGGCTCGTGGTCGGGGGCGCTGTTACTGTGTGCGTCTATCTCCCAACCGTCCGCTCCGTACTCATCATGATTGCGCTTGCTGATTTGCTCTTGCATAAGTCCCAAACCACCCATGATATTGCGGCGCACAGCCGCTTCAAGCGTAGTATGCACACCGCTTTCATAGTCGATTACATACACGCCCTTGTCGGCTAAGTTCTTCGTAGCCTCACGCACGGCGCTTGTGTGGTCAACTGCACCGGTAGACACTTGCATGAACGCATAGTCCATGCATTGGCGGTAAACAGTCTGTAAAGGCTGCGCTCTGCCGTATGGGTCGACCATGCCGAGCGTCTGCGTGATGTTGGTTAGATCATCTTGCGCAAGCGCCACGGCGGCGGCTACGATTTGCTGAATAGCTGCGTTGCGCTCAAAGGGTATAGCCTCAGCAGTCGGCAGCATCTTCAAATCGAAGCTATAACCAGTTTCTGCGCTCTGCGTGAATAGCCGTTCAACCTCTGCATTGGTCGTTTTCAGCAGCTTTTTAACCCGTTGTTTAATTTCCTTTTGTGAAAGTCCGAGCTGCTGAAGCTTCCAGGTCTCATATTGCGCCGTTGCGGAGAACTCGCCCGCCGTCTTTACCCTCTCGGCGAGGTCGGCGAGCAAATAATCAATAATCGGCTGCGTCAACTCCGTTGAAGCGTCACGCAAAGCCTCTATTTCTTCGGCTTCGAGCATTTGTTTTCCCTTCGTTCTACAATATCTTCGTAATGGGGGCGCACCCTAACTACATTCCAGTCACATTCTTCTGGCACATGACCGTAGAAAATCACAAAGCGGGGGGTCAATCCGCTTCATCATTTCCTCATATCCCTTGAGGAACAATCGTTTACTTTCCTTGTCCTTTTGTGTGCCCACCGATGAAACTGCAACTACACCGCCGACAGGCTCACCGTCAAAACACCAGTCAAGTGATTTCTCATCGCTCCACGATATAGTAGGGTATACCGTCAGGCCGTGAAGCTGCCAATATGCCGCCAACCAGTGCTTTCTATAGTGGTTATATATCTGCATCGCAAGCGGCATATCTATATATGTCGAAAAGTCAGGGGAGCAAACCGCCTTGAATTGCGCCAGTTTGGGAATATATTTATCGGGGGTGTTCCAATATCGGGTGAACTGATAGTCATCAACAAAGAAATGCACTATTTTGCTTTCGGGGTCTTTCGCAGTGTAGTGGTAGTTTATCGGGATAAACTCGCCTAAAGGCTCTGCAAACTCCGGCTCGATTTGTGGTACATCGTATTTCCCAACGCCCGCAAATGCGAACTTATCAAGATTTTCAAAGTTTAACATTGTTTAGTAACTGTATCCCCCCAACCATTCATTTGCCCAATCCGACCTTGCCTTCTTCCGCTTTTGGAACTCGGCCTCAAACGCCTCTCTTGCTACAGCTTTAAATCGGAACCGATTGTCAATGACCCATCCAGCCTTGAGACCATCTGGGTTTGCCTCTCTAAGCTTCGCAACGGCCTCTGCATATAAATCCCTCGCCGCTGCATAAACTTCTGCCCTGCGCAAATGATCAGGGTCAAGGATTTTGCTAATCCCCTTTCGCTTCCAGTCCTTTGCTTGTTCTAGCGCTGCTTTGCTAGTATTGTCATAAATTTTATACGGGCTCGATATAATATCATTTGCCCACTTAATTTGTTTCTCACTGCCGATTAACTTAGGGGGAGCAAGTGCCTTTGGTGTTGCATATGCTGCCGCATACTGCTTTGATGCCCCGTTACTGCTTCCGCCTCTACCACCCATTGTTGCCGCTCCCTTCATCGCCGTTTCCCTCAGCTTCCGGCATATACTTTTTGCGTATCTTCGCAAGCTCTGCATCTGTGCCGGTCGGCATATCAAAGTACCAGCCAAGCGCAAACTCCGGCTTAAGCAGGCCAGCCGACACCATTGCTTTGTAGTCCGTCCACACCTTGTCTTCATCGTACAAGATGCCGTTGCCCCACGATATAGTTACATCCTTATCGGGGTCTACCGTGCCAGCCTTGCCGAGCTTATACACATTTGAAAGAATAGCGCAAACACGCACAGCCTCACGCACAGCCTTTTCCCATTCCTGTTGGAAGTCTATAAGCGTAAGGTTATATTCGCCTGCACTGGATGTAATCTCGGTCGCCGTGCGTTCTGCCGCCTCGACCTCAGACAGCACGCCACGCTTGAGCCCGATAAGACTCTCAATGTTGCGCAGGTACTCCGTCTTGCGGTTAAGGAATGACTGCTCACGCAGGGTCGGGGAAAATATCGTAATACCGACATTGCTTGCATCATCATCAACAGCAGTAAACACAGTATCGGTTATGCGCTTTGTCTTTCTGCCATCCTCGCTATACTGGGCAAGCATATCGTCGCTTACAATGATGCGAGACTTGCCGTTCTCGAACTCGGTATTTATCTCCGCTTCGTTGCGGTTGATGCTATGGATAAGCCCAGCAGCGGCGGCATACACCGACACCGCATCGGGTGAGCCGTCCACGCAGTTTTCAATGGGGCAGTTGAACGGGATGAGCCCGATACTACCTATAGGCTCGGGCAGCGTCACAAGCTGCTCAAGGTTTGCGTACTTCTCCAAACTGTTCAAAGGCACTTCAACGCCGAGCGTTGCGCCGTCCGTAGACTTGAACAGGCGGCTTTCAATGGTTAGATAGCCTCTCGTATCTACCGTGCGGCGTTCAAGCAGAGTATAAACCGTGCCGCCCTCGCTTGTCCGCTCCGCTGTGCCGATATCGGTTATATTGCCGCTCGTGTCTCTGCCGAGCGTCATATAGCTCTGCCTATTGATAACGCCGAAAGTCAATGGGTTTGTCAGCAACGGCTTCAAAAAGCACCCGCCGCCGATAAGCATCTGTTGCGTTGCCTTTTTGCGGGTATTGTCAAGCGCCGACAAAACATCGTCAACAAACGGGGTTTTTCCGCCCGTGCTTTCAGCCTTGTACTCACTGAATGTCGCCTTGTATATTTTTGATACGATAGCCACCGGCAAGCGCTGGCTCGGGTCTTCATCCTTGCTGGCCTTGTCGTTATAGTACAGGTTGTACCAGTCGGTTATTGCGGCTTTCATCTCGCTTGTGGTGATGTCGTCCACGCCGAACACCTGTTCAAAGTTATACATTTTGTCCATATCAAACAGGGCTTTAAGTATGCTCATTCGGCTTGCCTCCGTGTACTATAATGCGGGGCTGCCGCTTTAATGCATCTTGCATCCCGCTTATATATGCTCGCAGGCGCTTTATCTCGGTCGCCTGCGCTTCGTTCTGTTCTCGTAAATGCCGGATTTCATCAAGGCATTCTTGCCTGCACCAGCTCGGTAAAAACTTGTTGATAATCCAGCTCTTAATGCGTTTCCACATTATCAGTCCTCCAAACGGTCGACTTTAAACCGCCTGCGCAAAATTGTGTTTGCAAAATAGCGGATATCGTCCATTGCGTGATCGTTCTCTTTGATGGGCTTGTCTGTTGTTGATTTTTCGTCCCAGCGATAAAGCCCAAACTCACGAATAGCGTCCTTACAATCCCTGTGTATCTTGATTTGCCCATTTTTCAACATACGGTATGTCAACCTTATGCCGTCCAGTACATCGTTTTTTGCTTCACGCACCGAGAAATTGCCTCGGCGGCGCAAAGCGGTTATGAACGATGCCGCCGAAGGGTCGACTATCACACTACGCACGGGCTTACCGCCTGCAAGTTTGATAATAGCATCGCAATAGTCCTCGTCCGTCTTCTGCACTTTGCTGTCTCGCCCGCTATAGTAATACTCAGCGATGCGCACGGCCTTGCCGCCATCAATGCACCACAGTCCAGCCGAAAACGGGTTAAGCGTTCCATAGTCAACGGATATGTAATACTCGCCGTTCTGCGGTATATCATCGGTTATTTGCTCCTCGCCGAAGTCGTAGACAAGCCCCTCGGCAACGCACCACTTGCCCCGCACATAGCGGTCGTAAAACACCCCCGAGAACATCGTTTGATAGCGCTCAAGCGTTTTTTGACTAAGCCCAGGGTTATCTGTCATTTCAAAATGCAAATACAGCGCATTGCGCTCTCGTGCCCGCTTTATCCACTCAGTATAAAACCAGTGCATGGGGTTGTCGGGGTTGCAGCTAAACCACAGTTTAGCGCCGTCAACGCTGCATCGGGTGAGCGCTTGTTCAACGAACGAGCGAGGCATAAGCACTACCTCATCCAGTAGAACACCCGCAAGGGTACGGCCTTGTATCAATGTATAGCTGCTTTCATCCTTGCCGCCGAACACCTCAAAATAGTTAGTCACAGCGCCCCGCCGCACTTCAAGGATTTTGTGCGAGCGCCGCCAGCGCAAAATATATTTCTCCTTTGCCAGCGACATTATCGTAAACGGCACAATGATGTTCTTGGTGCAGCTATCAACAGTCTTGCCACAAATGCCGAAGCTCTGCCCGCTGAAGTTCTCCATCGCCCAGCCAACGAATGCCCACATCATAAGCGATGTTTTGCCGGAACGCACAGCGCCGTCACATATAATCGCATCATATTTGCTGAATGGAAACGCAAGTATCTTTTTTTGTTTGGGACTGATCAACCCAACATCCTCACTGATTCAAGCTCACGCTCGGACAAGCGCCATTTCTCGGCTGCGGCTTTCTCGGCTGCGGCTTTCTCGGCTGCGGCTTTCTCGGCTGCGGCTTTCTCTGATAGCAAAAGCCCACCGCCAAACACAGCTTTCCCCTGTTCACGCTGCGCATCAAGCTTTGAAATTGGCATACAATCTTTGCGGCGCACGGCGAAATCTACGCCATGTGAAGCAAAGTATTGCAGTTTCGCCGCTGTGATAACTTCATCGGGATATTCGTATTTGGGCAATGATTTAACCGTTTGTTTGCGCAGTTTTGCCACAGTTTCGTTTATCGCTTTGCCCAGCTCCGGCGCAGTCTGCGCTACGATATCGCCACCAAACGAAGTCACAAACGCCGTGCGCACGACTGCCCCGTTTTCGTATGTGATATTGGCATCACAAATAATGTGATTGCAGCGCATCAATGTTTTCCGACCCGAAAAGGCAGTCAGCGAGGGCGCAAACAAAAAGAATTGAATACCCCTATCGAGATAAAATTCAAGAATTTTTGCCAGTATCGAAAACGGCGGATTGTCCAGTACAGCGCATCCGGCAGGATAGTCGAAGTTTTCATAGTCTCCGCCCGGGTAAAACGGGCGAACGATGCTTGCGGGATCAATATCATATTCCTTGCAAGCCCAGTCACTAATAACGGTGTATATTTCGGGCGGGGTATAACAATCGTCTGTAGTTTTCTTTGGCTTGAATTTATCTACAAACGCCTCATATTCGGGGTTATCGCCCAATAGTGTAGTTTGCTCAACAATCATCGCTTTCCAGTTCCTCCGCCATAGCTCGCAGGCTCTGACTTAGCGCATCCTCCTGCGCCGTGTTGGCCGGTGCGCTGCTTATCATTGCCCACTTATCGATCAATGTGCCCATCGCCGTGGTTATCTGCGTCAAGTTTGCGTCTTCGACTTTATTGGGGTCATTCAGGGCTTTGAGCCCGAGCCCGATAAAAGAACAAACAAGGTTTTTATTCTCGTCCATATAGGCAAGAACATCTGCCGTGTTCTCCTCATTTTTTTGTTTGCACAGCTCTGCAAAGTCTGCATTACCTTGCACAATGTTCTTTACGGAGTTAGGCGAACACTTGTTTACTTTGGCGGCGGCGTTATAACTGCCGAGCTGCACATAATCCGCCAGTATTTTCTTTTTCTGACGGTCTGTTAGCCGTGCTGCCATTTTGCCGCTCCATTCTCAACCTCTACCGTGATAGTTTTCCAAATATGCCGCAGTCGCCATATTATCGGCGTAGATGCTTTCTAATGCCTTGATGCGCCCCCTAAGCCTTGTCCAGTCGCCAGTCTTGCGGCTTGTTCGTGCCAGCTCGGCCTTGAGCTCGTTTATGCGCCCGAGCAGAAGCTTAGCGCTTGCTTTGTATTCACTCGCCATGCGTTTTAATGTTTCGCTCATGCCGTCCTCCCGTAAATGGATATAAAACAAGAGCGCAGCCGACTTAACGATTGCGCTCTTGCCTCAGAGAAAAAAGGGGGTATCAATGAATGTACACTCAATGTTTACAGGGCGTGGCTTATTGCCCGTCCACATCCACGATATAATTTTAGCACAGGAAAAGGGTTCGTGCGTCTCATGTTTGTCGCAACTTTTAGGATGAAATTGTGATATATCCCATTTCAACAGCAATGTCGAACAGCACGGCGTTGATATGTCGGTGCGCTGTTGCCTTGCTCATATGCAGCTCCTGTGCGGCTCGCTCGACCTTGTACGATTTCCAATACACCATGCGTATTAACTCAGTGTCCGTCTCGTCAAGCGTTTTGAGCGCCCGTTCAATGGATTTGCAGTTTCGTTCGACCCGTGTGACATATTCCATAGATCCTATGTGCAAGGCGGTGTTTTCGGTTTTCCGGTCAGTGTTCCCCACCGCCTTACCGTCCGTGTATACGGGTGTGGGAGACGGTATGTTATCTTTCCAATACTGCTCGACGCTTTTTTTATCTTGCCAGTATCGCTCAAGCTGCAATTCCACCCACCCCTTTGTGCGGTAGTCCAGTTTTGCTTTTTTCTTCCTCACTGTGCTCTCCTTTGCTGTCGATAATTATTCATGTTTGTTTATTCAGGGCAGTCAAGGCACGGTGAAGCAGTCATTTGCCTGCATACCCCCACTGCTTTTTCTCGGTGCTCGGCCAAAAGTCCTTGCACCAGCCGTTAGGCTTTTTACACGGCGTTGCACAGTATTCACAGCAAAAAGGATAATATGTGTTATCGCTTTTGCGGCATATCTCCTGCACAGCCTTTACCCACGGGACGATAACTTCTGCGCAAGCTCTGTTTACCGATCGGTGAGCCTCTGCGTCTTTGGCATTCATGTCATATTGCGTATATCCGCCGAGCAGCTTAATCAGCCAGTTTTTGAATTTCTGAATGATGTTTTTCATAGATCGTATCCTTTCTCAATTAATCCACTTTATCACCGTGTCGCCGGCGTAACCCTTTTGCCACACAAACCATGCGTAGGCAATCGCCGAGCCGCCGCCAGCCTTCATTCGCTCAAAGTCGCCGTTTTTGGCACACAACAGCCTGCCAGATGATACATATACGCACTTGGGAGGGTATTTATCGAACAACGCTCGGCGTGCCTTGCCTTCAAGGAATTGCAGTTTAAGGAACATACACACTTTACGGTTGTCGACGATGAGACCGAGCGCATGCTCCACAAATTCTTTGGCATACTTATACGGCGGGTTGGTGACTATGTCTCCAACGAAAGGGACGCTTTCTTTCAGAAAGTCCACACCGCCGATGCCATAGCCACGATCAATGAGGTCAGTCGCCTTAACGGCATGCCCATGCTTGCGGAACACTTGGGCAAGATGCCCCTCGCCGCAGGCGCACTCCCAAATGAAGTCGTGAAGATCCTCGACTTCAAGCAGCAGCTCGGCGGCTTTCGGCTCGGTAGCGTAGTAGTCGTTGCTTTCTCGCTCTTTATCGGTGTGGTTGCTTGCTCCCAGCGTCTTGTAGATGCTGTTTGCGTTGCCTACCCAGTCGCTCATAAGTCCACCCCTTTCATCGAATAAATCAAATCTTCCGCTTTGCAGACCTCGCTGCCGATAAGCTCGGCAAACTCGGCAAGGGACAACTCATCCCGTTTACCGGCAAAGCAGTCCTCGCAGTACCAGCCGTTTTCAAAGCTGTATACCGTTTCATACGGCGCAAGCTCAGCGCCACAGTCTGCGCATATCAAGGTTCGCCCTCCTTTCTTTTCCCCTCTGCACAATAGAAGTCAGGCTGTACGATGCATTCACAGCAAACACCGTGGGAGCAAATGAAGTAGCCTATACTTTCGTAGCTGTATTCGCAGTCTTTGCAGCGAACTACCGGCACAGCGTCAACCGACGCAAGTCTGTCTATATAATGCGCAATCAGGTCAATTGTTGCATTTTTCCTTGCTTCGTCAGCATCTATTAGTCGCATTCGCTCACACCTCCGTCTTTCGGCTCAAAGTGTGTAAAATCCACTAGGTGGCTCAGATTGTGATGTGCTAAAGCTATATCCTCGTTAGATATGCACCAGCAACACGGCTGCTCATAGCCCTGTTTCGCCCCGTGCTTACATTGTCTGCACGGCGTTCCTGTAGTCAGCATTCGTTCACACCTCCGTCCATCTTTGCCCCGCAGTTGGGGCAAAACTTTGTGTGTTGTGTCACATAAATACACGGATTTGTGTGGCAGATCGAACACTCCCAGTAATGCCCCGCCCCGATGTGCTTTAGAAGCCATTCTCCATGCACCACCGGCGCAACATCAGCAACGGGGATGCTATCGATGATGTTTGCATACCACGACGGATAATGCATATCAGGATGTTCTCCGAGAATAGCGTTTCGTACAGCTTCACGCTCTATGTATTCAGCCATTGTCTATCTCCTCAGCAATGTATTTTTCCCAGCAAAGACGGCATTTGCTAACGCTCATCTCGGGTATTTTGGCGCATTTAGCCTGATACAGGTCGGAACTGGGGCAGGTAAACTCCGCCGCATAGTCCAGTATCCGATCTGCCGCTTCATCGAGCAGCGCTCTCTTACTTCTGCTCTGCGTCCGCCGTAGTGCTCGTATGAGCTCTTTATCGGTCATTGTTTCTCCTTTCATTCGTCATTCTCCTTTCGTTTCCCCTCTGCACAATAGAAGTCGGGCTGCACGATGCATTCAGCACAAACGCCGTGGGAGCAGATGATGTAGCCTATACTTTCGTAGCTGTATTCGCAGTCCTTGCAGCGCACCACGACCTCTGCGTCTACTGTGGGGGCGTATCGAATTTCGTCCAGTGCAAGAATGTCTGCGTCTGAAATTCCAAACTGGTTTTCCAGAGCGTCGGCGTCAATCAGCCGCATCGCTGTCACCTCCGTTCATCTTCGGCTCACCGTAGCTGCAAAAATCGTCTGCCTCTTTTACCGGTTTGAATGCACGATCCCAGCGCTCACCATAGGTGAAGGTGTTTTGCGGGTGTCCACAGTAATAGCCTACGGTTCCGTCTGTCCTCTCATACCGTTCGGCGTGTTCGCACTCCTTGCACCGCACCACCGGCGCAACATCGGCGGCAGGAGCATCGTGTAACACACATATTGCCTTTGCCCATGTGCGGCGATCTTTGTCCTTGCCGTTTGCCGCTGCTATCGTCAGTGCTCGCTCCAGCGCTCCACGATCTATGTATTCAGCCATTGTTAGCCCTCCTCAGCAATGTATTTTTCCCAACACAGGCGGCACTTGCTAACGCTCATCTCGGGTATTTTTGCGCATTTATCCTGACAAATGTCGGAACTGGGGCAGGAATACTCCGCCGCATAGTCCAGTATCCGATCTGCCGCTTCATCGAGTAGCGCTCTTTTGCTCCTACTCTGCGTCCGCCGTAGTGTTTGTATGAGCTCTTTATCGGTCATCGTTTTCCCAGCAATTTTATATCCATCAAGCACATTTTCGCTTCTTGTCCCGTATTCCAGATTTTCTGCTCGGTTATCTGTTCTGCACCCGTTTTTGTGCCGAACATCAAGCCCTCCGGGGTTTTCTCCGAGGAAAGCAGCCGCAACTAGCACATGCACCTTAGTACTCTTTTGCTTGTTATTTCTGCTGAGATTAACGGAATAATAGCCACTGCTCTTAGTTGGTTTAAGAATCCGCTGTTTTGCGTGCACAACCCGTCCGTTGGAATAATTGATTGTTCTATAAACGCTTCGAATTCTCCCAAGAGAACTAGCCTCATATTCCGGGAAACCGGGTATTGCACGCCATTCCTCAGGGTGCCCGCCGGACGGCTCTTGTATATCGCAGTTGTATGCTTCATGCCCACGCTCTCGGAACGCCTTGCATACGGTCTGGCTTTCCTCGCAGGCTATCAGAACTTTCATCCCGCCACCTCCCATCTGTAGACTTCCGCCTTTACAGCACCAAACTTCACTGCGTCGGCGTGGTTTTCAAAGTAGATATCAAGCACATTGCCTTTAACGCCGGTGTCCTCGACTATGTATGTTTTGCCGTTAATGAACAGCTTCGTCCCCATCGGGAAAACACTGAGGTCGGCGGCTATCGTCTGCCCCTGCTTTGCCCTTTTACCGCTGGCGGTGATGCAGTCATCTTTGCCGCAGCAGTATGTGCAGCCGCAATAGGCGGTCAGCCACATTCTGCGTGGCTCTGATAGCCGCTGCTTGGGCTCGTACACGCACAGCCCCTCGGTATTAACCTCCGGCGGTATCGCCTCCGGCTCGGCTTCCGCAGCCGTCAAAGTGGCGTATATCACCATAGCCGCCATAAATACGGCGCAGATCATGGTGATGATGATCGATAGGTGTTTACTGCTCATCATCCACAACTCCAAGTAGTTCGACACGCTCACAGCGGATTTTGCCGTCAGACTGATAGGGCGCACACACGCCGCAGAGCCATTCCCAGCGGATAAGCACTTTCCAAATGTTCTGGTTGCGATAAACGCTTTTTACCCATCCCAGCGGCGCTACATTAATCCCGCAGCCGCACTCTGCACATCTGTCAAAATTCACATTCTCGTTTATTATTGCGCCCTCTTTGATTTCCCATGTTTCCGGCGCATCATATGTAGCGTTGAATGTTTTGTACGCTATATAGCCGGCATCCGTTCTCTCGAAATGTGCCTCTAAGAAATTTACCGTAGATAAGATGCCTTTAGCCCCGCTGAGGTTAGCCCCGCTGAGGTTAGCCCATCTGAGGTCAGCCCCGCTGAGGTTAGCCCATCTGAGGTCAGCCCCGCTGAGGTTAGCCCATCTGAGGTTAGCCCCGCTGAGGTTAGCCCCGCTGAGGTTAGCCC